CCATTATCTTATGATTTTAAATGATTCAACTTTATCACAATTGGTACAAACTATGGTATCTATCCTACCTCTTACACAACTATCCTGCTCCCAAAGTTCTACTAACTTAGGTTTAGAACAATTACATTCATTCTTTTGTACACAACTTCTACTGTTCCAAACTCTAAGGCTTGGTTCTGATATCCACTCTTCTCTTAGTTTACTTTCCATATCCTACAAATCCGATTTTAGGTGTTACTATTAGGTTTCTCTTAACTAACCATTCAATATCTTCAGCTAACTGATAGTTTTGTAAATCATCAATACTCTCTTTGATAAGTGGGTACATAGATTCTACATCATATCCATCACCATAATTATAACTAATTACCTTAGAGAACTCATTTAGTTCACCTTTACTACAATTGCCATTATCGTAAATTTCTTCTAAAGTGTTTTCTAATTCAATTTTAAGAAGTTCACCAACTTTATCGTTGTGGTTATACATCTCATTGTTCCAAGGTTTTGTGATTTCAATTCCGTACTTAGTTCCGATTGTTTTCATATTATTTTGTTTTAAAGGGTTATGCAGTTCTCTCTCTTTCTAAACTACACACTAATATACAAAATCAATATGACATATACAAGCTTTTTCTTACTTATTTTTAATAAAGAAAACCCCAACTCTTTCAAATTGGGGTTTCTTATTATATAGGATTTAGTTCTTTAATCCTTTCAGAACACTTACACCAGCTCCAAATACGTTATTACTTCCGTACTTAGATTTACCTTGCAGAGCCCATTGTCTATTTGTTTCAGCTTCATATAGTTTTAATACCGCTGGTTGTGACATCAACTTCTTAGTTCGTACATCATATTCAGCTGCTTCAAACAATCCTTTAGATTTAGCAACTGCCGCTTTTGCTAATGCGGTTTGTTCAGCTTCCTTCTTTTTAGCTAATTCGTTTCTACCTAACTGAACTGCCGTTTCAGTTGCTAAATTTGCAACTGCTTCTGGGATATCAACATCAGTCATTTGTAATCTCTTAAACTCAATATAAAACTCAGGTAATTCCTCAGCTATAATTTGTGCTAACTTTGCTTCAGCTTCAGTTCTTTTAGATATGTTTAATTCAATAGCTGAATACTGAGGTACTACTTCCTTACCTGCTGATTTTAAAGTTTTTAATATCTTAATTTCAACATCTGTAATTTTAGTATGTAATAGATTAACCTTTAGTGGATTTAAACTATAATCTAAGGATAATTCAACTTTCGTTACCATATTATTCTTATCATTAAATTCAAATCTTTGAACTGTCGTTTTCTCTCTAACATCATATTCAATCATGTCATCGAAAAGATACATAATACCATTGTGCATTCCTTCACCATATATTTTACTCATATCGGTTTCTCCACCCCATGATACTCTCACACCTTTATGACCACTATCTACTGTTTCACATGATGTCAATCCAAATAACCCTACTAATAATACTAATATAACTTTTTTCATTTTTTAATTGTTTTAATTGTTAATTTCTATTGTTTTTGTTTATGTTTCTTTGTCTAATTTTTAATATAATAAAGATTATTAATCCCATTGGTAGTAGTAATCCCCATATCAATGATATCAATAGTGGTGCTAAAAGTAACACCCCAAGTGAAAATAAAATACCTGATAGTAATTCACCTCCACTATGTCTTTCACCATCCCACCAAAGATATAAATCTTCTAAAGCGTTATCTTTAAACCATCTGTTTTTAAGAGTTAGTATAAGAAATACAATTATGGATGTATATCCTAAAATTAATCCTATATCAAAATAATCCATATCTATTATTTATCTTTGTTTCTTAACCATTGATAACTCATCCAAGCTCCCCATAGGATACCAGAGATTACTATTAACATTATAATACCTTTCATACTTTAATTGTGTTTAATTATTTAATTTGGGTTAGGGTGTTTTTCAACCCATATGTAAATATACGAAATTTAATTGGAACTACCAAATCTTTCTAGTAGAAATTTACGAATAGTTTTATTAGTTAATCTAATAGTTTCATAATGGTATTCTAATTTACTGATATCAATGGTGTATCTACCATCATGTCCTAATCTATCAGCAACAAATTCGAAATTAACTTTCTTATCCATTATCAATCCAACTTCCTCAATGATTTGTTTGTTAGTCCAGCTATCCCCACTACCGATATTCCATATTCCGATATCCGATATCATCAAATCATAGACCATTCTTACATTATCCTCAACCCAAATCCACTCTCTTCGATTACTACCATCACCATATAATGGAATTGGTTTATCATTTTGAATAGAACGAGCTATCGTTGGTAAGAACTTTTCCCAATGTTGATGTTCTCCAAAGTTGTTACACGTTCTCGTAATTAAGTAAGGTAATCCATATGTTCTACCAGCCGATTCAACCAAATGGTCAGCAGCTGCTTTGGTAGATGAATAATATGATGATGGTTTAAGTGATGTATTCTCATTAGCAGATGGTAGTTCCCTACTATCCATATCACCATAAACTTCATCAGTTGATATTTGTACAAACTTCTTTAAGTTAGGAATCTTTCTAGCAACTTCTAACATATTAAAAGTACCTTCAACATTGGTTTTTACAAAAGGTAACCCATTTGAGATAGAGTTATCTACATGCGATTCAGCTGCAAAGTTTACAATGTAATCTGCATATCCAATATCATTTAATTCAATATCACAAATATCTTTTTTTATGAGTTGGATATCTGCTGGAATTCTGAATACATCACCAGCGTAAGTTAGTTTATCTATAACAACTATCTCACATTCTACATTCTTTCGTAGGTAGTTTACAAAGGAAGAACCTATGAATCCACACCCACCTGTAACAATTATTCTCATTTATTTAATCGTTTAATATCATTGATATACGTTCTGCTAACTCCATAAACCAAACACCACTTCTTCCTCTAGTTGTTTCTGCTGCAGTTCCAATTCGTATCCCACTTGTTTCTACAAAACTTCTTGGGTCATTTGGTATTCCATTCTTATTAACAGTAATACAATTTTCTTCTAACAAATCAGCAGCTTCTCTTCCACTATACTTACTATCTGATAAATCCATTAAAATGATATGACTATCAGTACCATCGGTTTGAATTGGTATTCCATTTTCAGTAAAAACCTTACTCATCAATTGTGCATTCTCTACAACATTTTTGGTGTATGATTTAAACTCATCAGTATTTGCTTCAATGAAACATTGAGCTTTAGCTGCGATTATATGCATTAGAGGTCCACCTTGTGTACCTGGAAATATTGCTCCATTTATTCTCTTTGTAAAATTTGAGTTGTTCCATAGTATAATTCCACCTCTTGGTCCTCTAAGAGTTTTGTGAGTTGTTGAAGTTACTACATCCGCAAATGGTAATGGTGATGGATATACTCCACCAGCTATAAGACCTGAGTAGTGAGCCATATCTACTAATAACAATGCTCTAACTTCATCAGCTATCTCTTTAAATCTCTGCCAATCAATAACACGTGGATAAGCACTAGCACCAGCTACAATCATCTTAGGTTTAACTTCCAATGCTTTGGTTCTAATATCTTCATAGTTTAAATAACCATCCTCATCAACACCATACGAATGTGCATCGTATATCTTACCTGATATGTTTGGTTTACTACCATGTGATAAGTGTCCACCACTTGCCAAATCCATCCCAAGTATAGTATCACCCGGTTTTAGAAATGCTTGGTAAACAGCCGTATTTGCATTTGCTCCACAATGTGGTTGTACATTAGCAAAGTTACAATTGTATAACTTTTTGAGTTCCTCTATTGCAAGAGTTTCTATCTCATCCATATGCTCACACCCATTATAATATCTCTTACCGGGATATCCTTCAGCATATTTGTTAGTGAATACTGAACCAGCTAATTCCATAACAGCCTCAGATGCAAAGTTTTCACTTGCAATTAGTTCAATAGTGTTTGATTGCCTAACCTCTTCTCTGATTAGTATTTCTTCGATTCTTTTATTCATTTATACTATTAATTTTATAATTTCATCTACTGTATGCTCACCTACAATTACGGAATGAAATGGGATATTGTTATCTATTAAACTATGTTCTATAACTCTATCCAATTCCTTTGATTCTTCTAAGTTTTGATATCGTTCCATATCGTTATGAACACCATCAGCTCTTTGTAAAACAATGTTGATGTTATCATATTGATTGAATACATCTAATACCATTTTATCAAATGATTCTCCATATAAACTTGATGGGTAATCAATACCTTTATAGTAATTACGATAAGTTAAAGAGAGTAGGATAGGTGAATCCAATACTATGTAATCCACCTTACCATAACTCTTTACTATTCCTCTATGTTGATTTGCAAGAACATAGAGTTGGTCTTGTATAGCTGAATGGTTCTCATCCCATGCCAATAACTTTGGAAACTCATAAGGTTGGTCACAACTAATGTGATTCTTTTTAAGTTTATAAGTTACACCAGCAGCAATAGAACTTTTACCCCCACCCGGTCCACAAAACAGGTTAATTATTTTTGTATTTCTCATTAAAGTGATAGGATATATTCTTTTAATCTATCAGTTGGTGCCCAATCCAATCTCTCTAAAGTATCATCGTTTTCTCTAAGAGTTTGTCGATAGTTTCCAGCAACATCTGGAAGATGTACTTTCTCTATGTGTTCAAACCTTTCTTTGAAGAAACCATATACTTCATTGATTGAATAATTCATACCAGTTCCCAATTCCCAAGCATCTTCATGCTTTTTATCACTTGTACCAATCTTATATAATGCATCACATATATCATCTACATAAGTAAAATCTCTACGTTGCTCACCATCTGATATAATTGTGATATCCTTACCTTCTTCGATTTGCTTTCTCCAAATACCAATAACAGCTGCCCATTCTCCATCTACCAATTCATTTGGTCCATATACATTATAGAAACGTGCAATCTCAAAGTTACATCCATAAGCAGTTCGGTACATCTTTAAGATATCCTCACCTAACTTCTTACAAGTTGCGTATGGTGATGTTTCTGGATTACACCAACGAGATGATGAACCAGCATATACAAC